TCGTTGCAATGATTGAACGCGGGACGCTTACGGTAACCGGAGAAACCGGGTACGACATTCCTTCTATATCTATCCCGGATAACGTTATTTACTACCAGTAATGGAAATTCTACAACTCAGCAAATACGAGGAGCGTTCGTATCGCGAAACTCCGAACCGAGAGGGGTTCGTCAATTACGGCGATGATAACCTCTTCCCACAATACCTCGTGGATCTTTACCACTCTTCGGCCACTCACAATGCCCTTGTTACGAGTATTGCGATGATGATCTACGGCGAAGGGTTCGACGCTAACGATTTAGAAGGCCGCCTCGCTTTCGACCAATGGAACTTGAACGACGAACTACGCAAGGCTTGTTTGGATTTCAAGATACAAGGCGGCTTCGCTCTCGAGGTGAATTGGAGCCTCGACCGTACTACGATTGCAAACGTCTCTCACTTGCCTTTCGAGAACGTCCGTAGCGGCTTCGTAAACGAAGACGAGAAGGTCGAGTACTATTACTATTCCAAAGACTGGAGCGATAAGCGCGAAGAGCCGGAAGAGATTTGTTGCTTCGACGTAAACAAGAAGCTCGACCACCCTACGCAGATTATGTACGTAAAGCCGTTTTCGCCGGGGTCGTTTTACTACCCGAAGCCGGACTACATCGGTTCTATTAACTACATCGAACTCGATAAAGAGATTTCGATTTACCATATTAACAACATCCAGAACGGGATGAGTCCTTCGTTCTCGATTCACTTTAAGAACGGCATCCCACCGCAGGAGGAGCGCAACCGCATCCGTATGGATATTGAAAGGCAGTTGAGCGGTGCGGGCAACGCCGGCAAGTTTATCGTTACATACTCGGACGATCCCGATAGAAAGCCCGACTTCGAGCCGTTCCAATTGTCGGACGCGGATAAGCAATACCAGTTCCTTTCGGAAGAGGTAACGGGTAAGATTATGATCGGGCACCGCGTTACGAACCCGATGATGTTTGGGGTATCTGTACCGGGCAAGTTGGGCGGAGGTACTGAATTGGAAGCCTCTGCGGTTATCTTCGAGAAGAATGTAATTGCTCCGGCTCGTAGGGTTGTCGAGGATGCCGTTAAAACGCTCCTCAATGCCGCAGGGCTTCAAAGTACATTAATTACCCTCAACAGCGAAGAAACGAACCTCGATGGCTGCGTTGATTACTTGACGGACAAAGGCGAAGAACTCGGGGAAGAATGGGAGCTTATCGACGAGGTAGAAGTTGACTACGACCTCGAAGAGACGCGCGATGCTTTGTGGGCATTTGCAAGCGTCCCAAGTTCAAAACCCCAAGCCGGATCGGAACAAGATACCGAGATAATTAAAGTACGCTACGCATACGCGCCCGGCACGGTATCCGATAACTCTCGGGAGTTCTGTAGAAAGATGGTAAGCGCAAACCGTGTATACCGTAAAGAAGACATCGAAGCGGCGGGTTCTCGTGCGGTCAATAAAGGATGGGGGCCAAACGGGGCAGACACTTATTCGATTTGGCTCTATAAAGGCGGCGGAGATTGCCACCACTTCTGGAAGCGACAAACGTACCTCCGCAAGAACAACAAGAAGATCTCCGTAAACCAAGCGAAGAAGCTCATTCGTGAGGCCGGAGTAGATGCGAAGCGCCTCGAAGAAAACGATCGCAGAGTTGCACAACGTCCGACCGATATGCCCAACAACGGCTTTTTAAACCCTCGATAAATGGCACTAACAGCAGAAGTACTCTTCGTGAATCCGGACTACATCAAGCGGATCACCAACATAAACGGCAGCCTCGAGGATGCGTACCTCGTGCCTTCTATCATCCTCGCGCAGGACAAGTATATCCAACTGTACTTGGGTACGGATCTACTGGAAAAGCTCAAGAGCGATATTTCCGGTTCTTCTTTGTCGGGCGATTATGCTACGCTTATGGATTCGTATGTTCGTAAGGCCACGCTTTGGTGGACGATGGTAGAACTTATCCCTTCGCTGTACGTGAAGATGGATAACGGCTCGCTCGTTTTAAGGGTATCAGAAGACACGCAAGCCATCAGCCCGGACGACTTGCACCGCGAGGTAGAAAGAGCGCGACAGAACGCCCAATTTTACTCGTACCGTCTTTATGAATACCTCTGCAATAACTCCTCTTTGTTCCCCGAGTACAGTTCAAACACGGGTGCGGACATGATTCCACAACCAGCGGACTACTATCAAAGCGGGATGAGCATAAGCGGACAGAGCCGATACCCACGGCTCGTAGATTTAAAAGCGTTCTTCGGATGAGAAAAAGCCGAAAGGAAAACATAACCCTATTAAAGAAGTTTCTCGATGACCTCGACCGAAATAGTACTAATGATTCTTCCAAGCGCGATCGCAATAGTAGCGGTATGGGTAAACCTAAACCGCGAGATTGAAAAGTTGAAGGGGCGGATTATCCGCGTAGAGTCCGACAAGGACGAATTGAAAGAGATGATGAAAGAGGTCGTTAAGGCCGTGCATAAAATCGAATTAATGCTCGCGGAGAAATGAGGTACTTCACCCTTTCAGAGTTCGATTCTCCCGACCAAATTAACAGCGGAGAGATGATGGATCCGGACTTCCTCGCAATGTTGGATGAAGCTCGGGACTGCGCCGGGATTCCGTTTGTTATAACGTCGGGATTTCGCACAGTTTCTCACAATAAAAAGTTAATAAAGGAGGGTTACAACGCTTCGCGCAACTCTTCTCACCTTTTAGGTTTAGCAGCGGACATCTACTGCACGGACAGCCGAAGCCGTTACATAATCCTCGACGCGCTCCAAGAAGTGGGGTTCACGAGAATAGGAATCGCGCCGAACTTCATACACGTCGATCTTGACACAAACAAACCTCAACACCGTATCTGGGTTTATTAAATGCCACGACCCCGCCTCACCTCCCGCCAATTCAAAGCCCTTCAAAACCTGAAGAGTAAAGAACGGCGGATTCTCGTAATTGGCGATTTGCATTGCCCGTTCGAGTTGGACGGTTATTTAGAATTTTGCGTTGACACCTACGAACGCCATCTCTGTAACCAGGTCGTTTTTATTGGCGACATAATCGACAACCACTACTCCAGCTACCACGAAACCGATCCCAACGGGATGGGCGGAGCGTATGAACTCGCACAAGCCATTGAACACGTAGAAGCGTGGTCGGAGGCATTCCCCGAAGCGGACGTAATAATTGGCAACCACGACCGTATCATTATGCGGAAGGCGTTTAGTTCATCCGTGCCGAAAGAATGGATAAAGGACTACAACGAGGTACTCGGTACTTCGTGGAACTGGGTCGAGCGTATCGAATACGACGGGGTTCAATACGTCCACGGCGAAGGAGGCACGGCACGAACCAAAGCAAAGAACGACTTTCAATCCACGGTGCAAGGTCACATCCATACACAAGCCTACGTTGAGTGGATGGTCGGAAACAACTTTAAACTCTTCGGGATGCAGGTCGGGTGTGGTATCGACCGCAATAGCTACGCCGCAGGGTATGCGAAGCACTTTAAAAAGCAGGCGATCGGGTGCGGGGTGGTAATTGGCGGGCATACCGCCTTTAACGTATTGATGGAACTATGAAGAAGAAACTCAAGGATACCAAGCTCGGGGAATGGTTTAGAAACAAAGCTCCCAAGGCTTTTGAGGTTATCGGGGACGTAGTACCCGGAGGCGATGCTTTAAAGGCCATAGGCGCGTTAATTGACGCGAGTACGGAGAGCGAAGAGGAAAAAGACAAAGCGCGGCTCATGCTTGCGGAGTTTGCCAACGCGGATCGCGCCAACGCAAGGAACCGAGAGATAGAAATAACGAAGACTCTCAACAAGCGGGATTGGATGCAGTCCTTTGTCGGTATTGCCGCTATGGTTATCGGCATCGTTATGGTAATTTGGGCGAAGGCCGGCGTTGAAGACAAGGAAATCTTCTTCCATATTCTCGGATTTGCGGAAGGTACGCTCGTGGGGCAAGTCGTTAATTATTACTTTGGTTCTTCTCAGAAGTAGAGTATATTAGAGGGCTGTTTGACAGGTTCAGCTATTGTTTTTTATCGTTTGTACAGGGAGGGAGGCTCAACGGGGCTTCCCTCTTTTTTTTGACATTTTAAAAGAAAATTTGGATTTAAGTAATTTTTGTTTGAACATTGCCTCAACAAACGATTTAAACAATGGAACAGATACTTGAATCAATCCACGTTGACCTCATCGACTCGATGACGTTGGAGGTCTACTTCCGCCGCAAGGCATACGATCAACCCACGCTTGAGGGATCGGGTAAGAATACCGAGCTTAACGGCCCACGCTTTACGCCTATCGACATCGAGCGCGTCTTTCTTTGTCGAGGGGGAGCAAGTAAAATTGATATTTCAGAAATCCACGTTTCGGATTACCTGGATATTGATATGCGCAAATTGAAGAACGACATTGAAACCCGTATACTCTGATGGAACAACTACGAGAAGACGTGCAGAAATTCTACGGATGGGCGCAAAAGGAGTTTGAAGGCGAAGAGATAGACCGCCTCCTCTTTGAAGTCCAGTCCTCAATTACGAACCTTGAACGATATATCAATAATGAATTCAGAAAAAAAGCAATGGGTAAGACCCGTATGCGTTAAGAGCAGCGTTCACGTGCAGCCAACGCAGAACTTTAACCAATGGCAAGAAGAACTCGCAGAAGAGCAACGCTTCCGCCGATTGATTGACAACTTTAGCGCGGATCTTATCCGGTCCTTTACAAACCGCAAGCAATGAATGAACCATTAAGTACTTGTTGCGGAGCGCCGCAATACGGAGAAACCGATATTTGCTCGGAGTGCTACGAACACGCCGATTTTGAAAAAGAATTTTAACCCCCAAAACCAAACAAATGGGAATGAGTAAAGTAAAGACCATTCAACCGAATGGCACGTATGAAGGTCGTAACGGCCTTATGTTTAAGTTCGAGATTGGACTCGAAGACGGCTCAAGCGGAGAGGTATCCGCGAAGACCATAGACCGATGGAACGTCGGCGACGAAGTAGAGTACGAAGTTACCCCGAGTAAGTGGGGCAACCGTATGAAGCTCACAAAGCCGGGGTTTACGCCTAACCAAGGCGGCGGGCAAAGCCCGGACATACAGAAGCGCATCGACGCTTCGTGGGCAATCGGACACGCCATCAACCAGGAGAGCGATCCAGAGAAGATCGTCGAGGCGGCGGAATGGCTATTGAAGTTACGGGACACCTTAATCTCGAAGCTATGAACTGGACGGAGCGCGATAACTTGCTTTTGCTGCATACAGTAAACACGCACGTCAGGCCATCGGGAAAGGCTTCTTGGGTAAATGTTAAACCGATCCCCGGTCGCACTAAGCGAGCGATGGAGCAACAATGGAGCAGCCAGATGAAAGCCCGTTGTCGGTGGAACGGCAAAAGCTACGTTTTAAAGCAACCAAATCTTTTCGATAAGGCTACCCCTATCGCGAAGGTAGTTAATACAAGGAAGACCCCTCAAAACGCTTCTACGGGCGTTCAGAAGAAGCGGGTAGTAGTTAAGAAGTCGTTCCTGTGGGGCGCATTTACATTTGAGCGTTATGAATAATATTAAATTGTTCTTGGTTCGTAATTACGGATCACTAGAGAAGGCCGCGTACCAACTGGACGTGACCGGAGCAACGGTGCGAAGCTGGTGCGACACGCGCCCTCGGAATCTGCTAAAACACATTCCCGAGATAAGCGAGCAAACAGGAGCCACCTATGCGGAAATCGTTCTCGAAGTAATGGATTGTGAGAAAGGGGGGGCGCTTTAGCCCCCTTTTTTTTATCATTGACGCATGGAACGAGAATTCAAAGGGGTATGGATCCCAAAGGAAGTTTGGTTGAACAAGGACTTGAGCCTAACGGAGAAAGCCTTGCTTGCCGAAATCGACTCCTTTACGGGTGAAGGGAAAGCCTTCTACAAGTCGAACGAAACCATTCAGGAAGAATACAAAGTTTCCCGGCCTACGATCTCCAAAGCCTTTAAGAAATTGGAGGGATTGGGGTTTATTAAAATCGAGTTCGACGGACGCAGGAGGAAAGTAACTTATCAGGCAGACCGTAAAATATTTACGGGCAGAAGGAAAGAAATTTACGGGCAGACCGTAAATAATTTACCGGCAGACCGTAAAAATAGTACCTCTATAAATACAACTAAAGAACAAGTTAAAGAACAAGTTAAAGAAGAGGCGATCGTCCTCCCTTGGACTTCCGAAACCTTTTCCCATATTTGGGAGGAATGGAAAGAAGACCGCAGAGAACGAAAAATAAAGAAGTACACGCGGCGCGGAGAATTGGCCGCGCTCCATAAACTACACAACGAAACGAACGGAGATGAACAACAAGCAATCGAAGCAATCCAACTCGCTATCGCGAACCAGTGGCAAGGAATCTTCCCTCGACCAAAGAAGGCAAGTCCAAAAGGCCCGAGCCGAGATGAGTTTAACAACTATCTCAAAAACGGGATTATTTAAATACACGCCCCAGGAGTGTTGGGAGCAAGGCACCAACATTAAAACCGCGCTCCGGGTTATGCCGGAAGAAACCCGAGCGGCTGTGGTCTCTATGATTAAAACCACGGTCGACTCCATAGACGCAAAGAAGACGCTCTCGAGCTTCGAAGACATCGCCCTATGCGCGGAGATGATATTCGAAATATTTCCCGTTTTGAAATTGGAGGAATTGAAGTTAATTTGTCAGCGCATGATAACGGGGCACTACGGCAAATATTACGAGCGGTTGAAGATCGCGGAATTTCGAGAGTGCATCACCAAGCACGAAGAGGAACGCGCCCCGATCCTCGAGCGACAACATGAAGTAATTTACCGAGGCACGGACAACCCTAGCAACGTCCCCGAATACGATGCAGAAGCGGCAAAGCTCGCTTGGAGAATGAAGAACAACCCCTTTTTAATACCGGGAAAACATGGGAATAGCGAAGACGAAAGCGAAACTTGATTCCATTTTCTCGCAGTTCATCCGCTTGCGTGGATCTAACGATGAAGGGTGGGGGGAGTGCTTCACCTGTGGACGCTTAAGATTTTGGAAGGAGGTTGATTGCGGGCACTTCATTACCCGAGCAAAACTTTCAACCCGATGGCTCGAGTCCAATTGTCAATTTCAGTGCAAAAAATGTAACATGACAGGCGGTCAACAGTACGTTTTTTCAAAGCGGCTGGATGAGGTTTACGGCGAAGGAACGGCGGAAGCTATACTCATCGAGAGCAACAAAACGAAGAAGTGGACGGTAGAAGAACTCGAGGAGAAATGCCGATACTACAGGAGAAAAGTAAATGAAATCAAGG